CAGACGCCACGATTCAAGAAGTTTGCGATGCAGCTGATGACGCCTTGTTGCCTTTTCTATGGAAGAACGAGAATTACAATATAGCTCACAGCAATACGACCACAGAGGGAACTCTTTATTTTAATGAGCCAGTCAAAGATATTTATTACATTGGGCAATCAGTAACAGTTACTAAGAATTCAGCTCCCTTTAATGGTACTAAGACAATTACTGCTGTGGGTGATTACTCTATAACCTACGATGTGACCGGCAGCCCCACAGCGTCCGAGTATCACCCGGTAGTTCCTTATGGCATTGTCTCCGGCGTAACACAGAATACCTATGCAACAATTCCGGCAGTCAGAGAAGCAAGTCTTATGGTCTGCGTATCTATCTGGACTGCTCGACAGACTAACTCTGGCAATGGTATGCAACCTGACGGATCAATGGGCAGCATGTACACAATGTCCTCACAGCTAGTAGCTCGCGTTCGCGGCTTGCTTGCGCCTTATCTTGACCCTCGTTCTATGGTGGGCTAATGCCAGCGATAACCACACTACGCACATCAATCGCATCGGCTTTGACCGATAACTCCTTGTATTCAGTTTTCTCATTCCCACCTGCCACGCCTGTTGCAAACAGCGTTATTGTGACTCCAGCCGATCCTTACATCGTGCCTACCAATAATGACTACACAGCAATCGCTCCAATGGCTAACTTTACGATTTCAATCCTTGTCCCTTTGCTCGATAACCAGGGCAACCTTGCTGGAATAGAAGCTGACGTAGTTCGCGTCTTTGCGCTTCTTGAGGCTTCCAGCATTGTATTTAATGTAGGTAGCGTCAGCGCGCCTAGCGTCCTGTCAATCGCTACAGGAGATTTACTGACTTGCGACATTGCAATCAGTACGCTTACGGAATGGAGTTAATCATGTCAGATTGGCACGATGAGCAAAAGAAGTTCTTGGAGAAAATCGGACAGGTTGCTCCATCAACACCAGCACCAAAACCAACTACTAAGAAAGATGAGGAATAACTGAAATGGCAGTATTTCTAAACAATGGCGTAGTACTGACAGTCAATTCAGTTGATCTATCAGACCACGTTACAGCAGTAACAATCAATCGTTCATTTGATGAACTTGAAGTCACAGCAATGGGTGATTCAGGACACAAGTTTGTTAAAGGTCTTGAGGCTTCATCTATCACAATCGACTTTCTCAATGACACAGCATCATCAGAGACACTTCAGACACTCCAGGCTGTATGGGGAACAAACACCACAGTTACAGTTAAGCAGACTTCAGCTGCTACATCTGCAACAAACCCTCTTTACACAATGACTTGCCTTATCAACAACACCACAGACATTAATGGTTCTGTCGCTGACATCAGCACACAGAGCATCACATTCAATGTATCCGGTACAATCGCTGTAACAACATCGTAGAAACTAACTAAGGGGCTAACATGGCAAAACTCAAAGTAACAAGGGCTGATGGACAAGTGCAGGAGTTCGAGATAACTCCGGTGCTGGAATACAGCTTTGAGCAATATGCTAAGAAGGGCTTTCACAAAGCTCTTATTGAGGATCAGAAGCAGTCAGACGTTTACTGGCTGTGCTGGGAAGCAATTAGACGTTCGGGTGAAACAGTCAAACCTTTCGGGGAAACATTCCTTGAGACCCTCAAGTCAGTTGAGGTCTTAGAGTCTGACCCTTTAGGGTAGATCGGAACTCCCTCACCTATCTCGCAGCTCGATTGAGTTACGAGTATGGAGTTCCCTTCCAAACCATTGTCGAACTACCGCCGATGGCGTTCAAGGCACATGTAGATGTGCTCAAGGATTTAGCAAAGGAGCGAAACGATGCCAGTAGAACTGCAAGGCGCGGTCGCTCTTAGAAAAGCCTTGAAGAATTATGCACCAGACTTAGCCAAGGAAACCCAGAAAGAAATCTCTGGACACTTGCGCAAGGTAGTCAGTCGCGCCAAGGGATTCGTACCTGCTGCTGCTCCTTTAAGTGGCTGGGCTAACGCTGTGGGCGATTGGGAAAACCGAGCTTATAATTCTAGCGCCATCAAAAAAGGCTTAGGTTATTCAACCAAAGCAGGTAAGCCTAACAGACGAGGATTTAGAAGCGTCGCTCGCATATTTAACGGTTCAGCTGCTGGTGCTATTTATGAAACTGCTGGCCGCCTAAACCCAGAAGGTCAGCCAGCAGCTAGACAAGTTCTTGCTTATCGCAATGGCGAATACGTCACTCAGCAAGAATCAGGAAAGAAAATTAACCGCAGCGCCAATCCTAATGCTGGCCGTCAATTCATCGATGCGTTGCCACCTCTAGTGGATTCACAGCAATCGAACAGCGCAGGACGCAGAACCCGTAAGACTAAAGGCCGCCTTATGTTTAGGGCTTGGGCTGAGGATCAAGGCAGAACCACGGCAGCAGTAGTCAAGGCTATTGAGTCTGCTAACAACAAGGTTGTAACACTTACCAACGTAGCAACAGGCGGCAAAACTTTCAGAGCAAGGACTAAGGACTAATGGCAACTACAGACCTAGCAATTCAAATTGCAACCACCCTTGACGCTACTGGTATTAACAAAGCTAACAAGTCAGTTGCAAGCCTTGATAAGAGAATTAAGAGCCTTGGCCGCACCCTTGGCTTGACACTTGGCGCAACCGCCATGATTGCGTATGGCAAGGCAGCAGTTAAGGCTTTTGCAGCTGATGAAGCAGCAGCCAAGCGATTAGCCACAGCAGTCGATAATCTAGGGCTTTCATTCTTTAAGGCAGATGTAGAAACCTTTATTAGCAACCTTGAGAAGTCTGCCTCTATTGCAGATGACGTTCTACGCCCAGCCTTTCAGTCATTGCTTACCACTACAGGATCACTAACCAAGTCTCAAGAACTGCTCAACAACGCCATTCAAATTAGCCGCGCAAGTGGCGTAGCACTTGGCACAGTAGTCGAGGACTTGAACAAAGGTTATGTGGGGGTTACTCGCGGACTTATCAAATACAACACAGGGCTTACCAGAGCAGAACTACAAACTAAATCATTCAATGAGATTCTAGGCATTGTCCTTGCTAAGTCTGCTGGCTCTGCTCAGGCTTACCTTGAGACCACTTCCTTCAAGCTTGATGCCCTTACCCTTGCAGGTGAGAACGCTAAGGAGACAATCGGCGCAGGGCTAGTAGATGCCTTTGCAAGACTAGGCGGAGGCAGTTCTACAGCAGATGCAGTTCAAGCTATTGACAGCATTGCTAAAGGCATCAACGGCATCACAAAGGCAGCAGGTACAGCAATTGGCGCAGTTGTAAAGCTCTACAAAGGTCTTGACTTTCTTACATCATTCGGTGGACTAACTGGTGCTGATGGAAAGATAAGTCAATTTGCAGCAGGCATTGAAGCTCGTAATGACGCAAGGGGTAAGAGCGCACGATCTGCCTCACCTGCTGGAGTCTTTGCTAGAACAAAGCAACAGCGCGATGCAGAAGCGGCAGCAGCCAAGCGAGCCAAGGAATTAGCAGCACTTACAAAGAAGCAAGTCACATCACAGAAGGCACTTACAGCCGAGCAGAAGAAGCAGAACGCTCTAAAGAAGGCTGGCACAGTCTTTGACCTAGACCAGATTCAAATCGTGGCTGCACTCAAAGGCAAGCTCTCTGAAGAAGATAAGATTCGCTTACAGGCACAATTGGCATTGCTTAACGGCAACTCTGATTTAGCAACTAGACTCACTAACCAGATTCTTGCTGCACAAGATTCGACAGGCAACCTTGCTAAGTTTCTCTCAGCTCTACCCAATGCCAAAAACCCTTTCGAGTATTTAGATGCTTACCTCTCATACCTAGCAGGCAAGGCAGCAGCGGTGCTTACAGGCACTACTGCACCTAATGTGCCAAGCACTACAGCCTCAGCAGCAGCGATGCCTACACCCTCAGAGATGGCTGCATCTGGCTCTTTCTCTCAGCTAGTCTCACAAGGCGCAGGGGCATCAGGCGGCTTCTCACCAGTAGTTGCAGCAGCAATGGCTCCTCAAGTAATCGAGTTAAAGATTACAGGCGATGGAGACTTGACCAACAGCATTGCTAAGAACCTCATGCAGCAGAGCCTTTCAACAGGCAACCAGACTTACGTGAACCGTAGAACTGGTGGCTTTGAGTAATGGCATTACCTGCACAGATAGCGGTTACTTTCGACTTTAGCTCTGGTGCAACATTCGGGGCAGGGTTCGTCATAGGATCACCAGACAACGGCGTTATCGGCGTCAATACTTTCGGTGCATCTGACGTAGTTATTCCTACAGTTGATCTAACTCCAAACGTGTATTCAATCTCAATACGCCGTGGTCGCAATATCATGAAGGACACCTACGAGGCTGGCACAGCCATTGTCAGAGTCCTAGACCCTACAGGTGCATTTAACCCACAGAACACCTCATCGCCTTACTACCCTTACCTCGTCCCGTTGCGTAAGTTGCGTGTTGCAGCTACAACTACAACAGCCCAGCACTTCCTATTCTCAGGCTATGTCAATGACTACAAGTACACCTTCCCTCAAGGACAAGAAACTGCCTATGTAGATATCCTTTGCACAGACGGCTTTCGCCTTCTTCAGATGGCTAACGTGGCTACAGTCCCTACAACTCCAGCAGGGCAGACAACAGGCACACGCATAGGCAAGATTCTCGATGACGTGCAATGGCCTGTGTCTATGCGATCTATCGCAACAGGCGATGCAACCTGCTTAGCAGACCCAGCGACTATACGAACAACCCTTGAAGCGGTCAAGAACGTAGAGTTCTCAGAAGGTCTAGGCGCGTTCTACATGAGCCCAGACGGTACGGCTATCTTCAAGTCTCGCAGCCAAGTCACTAGCACTCTTGCCAATACAGCCACAGCCTTTAACCAGACTTCAGGTATTCCATACAAGAACCTGAAGTACGCCTTCGATGACAAGCTCATTATCAACGATGTGAAGTTTAACCGTGTAGGTGGCACAGCCCAGAACGTCATCTCTCAGGCTTCTATTGACAAATACTTCCCACACTCTTTGACACAGGAAAACCTTGTAGCTGAGACAGATACTCAGGTAGCAGGGGCAGCAGCGAACTATGTGAACACTCGCAAAGAGACTACAATCCGCATTGACGAAATGACCGTTGATCTCTTAGACCCAGCAGTCCCAACCGACACGATGATTGGCTTGGATTACTTTAACAACTTGGCAATCACAAACGTGACTCAAGAAGGCAGCACAATCAGCAAGACACTACAAGCGCAGGGCTTTGCTTGGGATATCACACCTAACAAGATGAGCGTTACAATAACCACGCTCGAACCTATAGTGGACGGATTCATTATAGGCAGCAGTACCTACGGTATAATCGGACAATCAACTTTGAGTTACTAGGAGCAACATGGCAACCTTTCCAGTCAGCACGGGCGACGTTTTAACTGCCGCAATTTACAATTCGCTTACCGCGTTCACAGTCGATGCAGACGCTACAGCTGACTACACAGCAGTCTTGGACGATCAGTACCAAGTCCTAGTGCCTATGAACAAGGCAACAGCAGTAGCCTTTAAGATTCCTACAAACGCCTCTGTAGCGTTCCCAGTAGGCACAGCCATCACAGTTCTTAACAAAGGCGTGGGCGCGGTAACTATCTCAGCAACCACCTCAGGCACAACCACAGTTCTCTCAGCAGGTGCGGTTGCAGCTTCTCCGACCTTGGCTCAATACAAGACAGCAGTCTGCATTAAGACTGCAACAGACGTCTGGTATGTCGCAGGTGGCATTGCATAATGATTGGCGCAATTACAGCAGGATTATTAGGCGGTGGAACCCCACCTCCAGTAGCACCGACCGCAGTTGATTATTTAGTTGTCGCAGGTGCCGGTAGTGGTGCAAGTGGTAAAGACAATTCGACTCGCGGCACAGGTGGAGGTGGTGCAGGTGGTTTTTTAACTTCCACAGCTTTTTCAATTTCTTCATCTTTTACCGTAACTGTTGGAGCTGGTGCTGCAGCTAGTGGTTCTCTATTTACAAATGGTGCGCAAGGAAGCAATAGTGTTTTTTCATCTATCACAGCAACAGGTGGTGGATACGGAGCCGCTCAAGACGAAAACGGAGGGTCAGGCGGATCGGGAGGCGGCGCAGGAAATGGTGGAACGACTTTAGTTGGCGGAAATGGAACTGCTGGACAAGGAAATGCTGGTGGTAACGGAGGCTCAGGCGCAGTTGGTGGCGGTGGCGGCGGAGGAAAATCAGGCACTGGATCTACAGCTACAGGTAATTCCGGTGGTGCAGGTGGAGCAGGTTTAGCAAATTCTTATTCAGGTTCTTCAGTTACTTATTCTGCAGGTGGAGCAGGTGGTGATACTTCGGGAGGCCCTGTTGGAGCAGCTGGTGGAGCAAATACAGGAAACGGTGGCGGTGGAGGATCGGGATTTAACGCAACATTAGGTGGTAACGGCGGTTCAGGTATTGTTATTATTCGTTATGCAGACACTTTTGCTAATTTGCAAAGCGTTGGCGGTGGTTTAACTTATACATTAACTACTAGCGGTGGATACAAAATTTACAAATTTACAGCGGGAACAGGAACGGTGACTGTCTAATGGCTCATTATGCTTTTCTTGATGCTTCCAATGTAGTTACCGAAGTTATTGTTGGTATTGACGAGACAGAACTTATAGAAGGTTTATCTCCAGAAGAATGGTATGGCAATTTCAGAGGACAACCTTGTGTGCGTACAAGTTACAACGGGCGTATAAGATACAACTATGCTGGAATTGGATATTCATACGATCCAATTGACGACGCTTTTATTGCTCCAATGCCTGAGTGTGGACATGAAGAATTAACGCTTAACAATCAGAAGCGATGGGAGTGCGCCAATGAAGCCCACACCCTATCTATCTAAGGCAGGACAACAGCTAAGGCTGCAAGTCGATGATAACTACCCAGATAGAGATCGCACCTCAGACGGCTGGATTGGCGACACTCGTCATCAAGCACGTCCTTCTGACCACAATCCTGATGCAGAAGGTATCGTCCGAGCCATTGACATTGACAGGGATTTATCTGGCAAAGCAAAGCCAGACCTCATGCCTGACCTTGCGGATCAACTACGACTCTGCGGTAAACGTGGCGATAAGAGAATCTCTTATATTATCTTCGATGGAAGAATCGCATCGTCTAAGAAGGCTTGGTCTTGGCGTCCTTACACTGGGTCTAATAAGCACAATCATCATTGCCATATTAGCTTTACCAAGAAGGGCGATGCAGATGGCTCGTTCTTTAATGTACCCATGATAGGTGGAACAGCATGAACATGAAGCACCCAGCAATAATCTCAGTAGGAGCGTTCCTAGCAGTATGGGGTACAACCTCTAACTTTGCTCTGGACTATCGCGCAATCCTTGGTTCAATCGTTGCAGGTGTATTCGGATACGCCACTCCTAAAAAATGAGCGCAGTAGATTATGCTGCTTGGGCTGTGGGTGTTATCACTGTGCTTGGTGGTGTTGCTTCATATACCCAATTCATGATTAAGCATTACCTAAGCGAGCTAAAGCCTAACGGTGGTGGGTCTATTAAGGATCAGGTCAATCGTTTAGAAGCGCGTGTCGATACCATCATTGAGTTGTTAGGTAAGTAACACTTATCTCATGGCAAGGAAACGACCAACCATAGACCTGGATACTTACTCAGCTCTCGATGCTGTCGCAATCGCATACAACGAATGGTACAAAAGTCTTAGACGCGCAGGTTTCTCAGAGACCCACGCTTTTTGGATACTCGGTGATCGTGATGCGTTTCCGGATTGGCTCATACCTAACCTGCCTAATCGCATCGACAATATCCCCTATGAGGACGACGACGAGGACTAGATGAAGAAGATCGTAATCCTGAGCGACCTGCAAGTCCCATTCGAGGACGTGCATGTAACTCAGAACATAGCACGATTTCTTAAGACCTTTAAGCCAGACCAGACAGTTACCATTGGTGACGAGATTGACTTCCAGACAATAAGCAAGTGGTCAGAAGGCACACCTCAAGCCTATGAGCAAAGCCTTGGCGATGACCGAGACCGCTGCGTTGATCTCCTATGGGAGTTAGGCGTTACTGACTGCATCAGGTCTAACCACACAGACCGCCTATATAACGTAATCATGAAAAAGATTCCTAGCTTCTTGTCCTTGCCAGAGCTGCGCTTTGAGAAGTTTATGAAATTCGACGAGCTTGGCATCACCTTTCATAAGAACCCTATGGCTATCGCGCCTAACTGGATTGCAGTTCATGGCGACCATACGCCCATCAAGAACCTAGGCGGGCTCTCAGCCCTTGAGGCAGCCCGTAGGCATGGCAAGAACGTTATCTCAGGACATACTCACAGAGCAGGGCGTAGCGCCTTCACAGAAGCCTCTGGAGGGCGTTTAGGGCGTGTTCTACACGGAGTTGAGGTAGGAAACCTTATGGACTTTAAGCAAGCCTCATACACCAAAGGAACGGCTAATTGGCAGCAAGCCTTTGCAATCATGTATGTAAAGGGTTCTAACGTGCAGGTGGACATTATTAACATTGAGAAGAACGGCACGTTCATTGTTCAAGGCAAGGTCTATGGAAGGGTTCGCTAGACCAGACTTCGGAGACGAAACTGTGGACGAAATCGTTATCGTTTCGTTATCAAAGAATGGTGGTTGTTTCGCCCGCATGCCCTAAAGTTGGTCTTACCAACAACAGAAGGGCTCAATCATGACAGTAGGACAGATCATAGTCTTCGGACTCATCTGCTTTGCGTTCTGGCTAGGCAATCGCTCTGGCTACGCTAACGGATATGTCGCAGGACGTAAGGCAGTACGCAAGTACTACGAGAAGCAGCTACAGCAGGTGGGTCAATGAATGCTAGAGACTTTCTCAACGAAGCGCGAGCTACAATCCAAGACCGAGGACTTGATTACGGTCACCCATCGGACAATATGCAGCGCACAGCCTCACTCTGGAGCGCATACCTCGAAATGCCAGTTACAGATTATCAAGTGGCGATGTGTCTGGCATTGGTCAAAGTCGCAAGAAGCATGGAATCTCCAAAGCCAGACAATTTCATCGATGGCTGTTCGTACTTCGCAATATCCGGTCAGCTCCATATAGAGGAGAATGAATTATATGTTTAACCTAGACGATTATGAGACAGTAGAAGAACGCCTTGCTAAGTTCTGGAAAGACCACCCAGAAGGTCGCATTGAAACAAAGCTGATTGTCAATACTCCTACTCAGTACATTGTCTGGAGTGCTATTTACAGAGACTCAGCTGACGTTCAGCCATGGGCTACAGGACTAGCAGAAGAAACTGTGCAGGGTCGTGGCGTGAACAGCACCTCAGCACTAGAAAACTGTGAGACCAGTAGCCTCGGCAGATCATTAGCCAATGCAGGTTATGCAACCAAGGGCAAGCGCGCTTCGCGTGAAGAAATGACCAAGG